CCTGGAACTGGTGCTTTAGTTACTGCACCTGGGTTTGGATGACGGGTTTCTTTGAAATCTCTATGCTTCATCTTCTGAGCAACGGCTGTACCAATTGCTTCTCTGATAGCATTACCTAATGTTGAACCAGCAGCATTACCAGTCTTTGCTGGTGTTGATTTTGGTGTTGGTGTCTGCTTTGCTGCCTGTGTAGCAGCCGCAGATGGTGGTAATCCAGATGATGAATCCTCTTGGTCTTCCCACATTTTCTTCTCATCAACTTTACGCTTGCCACCCATCTGATCTTTACCGAGGCGACCGGCGATGACATCACCACGGGTTACTTTATCGTATGGAGGATAGTTGTTAGCAAGGTTACCATCGTTTGGTTTACCTTCATACATACAACCTTTTTTCTCATCAATCTTGGCACCCTTACGGAGTTTTGCAAGGTCTGGTGCGTCAATTTTGCTTGGATTGCCACCTAGTGCAGCCATCTTTTTCTGTTTTGGTGAAAGTGGTTTACCCTCTTTCATACACTTATATGCTTCTTCAATACGAGCATCGTATTCTGCTAAGTGTTCTCTAATAACCGCATTGCGGTTAAATACACCGAACTCTTCATTAACAAGGGCAACGGCCTGACGACGAAGATCACCATCCTGCATGGCGCCCTTTACTGCCTCTAATAGAGGATCATTTTTGGTATTAAAACGGTTGCTAAACATTTTTCTTTCCTTGTTAGTTAATCCATAGTGGGAATAATAATCTACCACTTATTTAGTCTTTTTGTATTTCTTCATTTTGTTATATATAGATTTCTTTTCTAATTCTTTATCATAAACAATTTTTGAGTAATTATCGACCTCTTCTGGTGGACCACCTGTAGAGGATACCATAGCAGAATAACCACCTGATGGATCTTCCATACCTTCTCTAGCAAGACGGGCAGCAGTTTCTTTTAGTTTCTGTTCTGCCAATTCACCATATCGTTCTTTAAACCTACGGCGTGTTTCTTCTTTAACCATCCATCTATCAACAGGTTTGCTACGAGGACCATTAATGCCTGTAGTATCTAGACTTTGGTTATCACCGAATCCAGGACCTTTAGGCATACCAATTTCATCACCGATACGGTCACCGCCAAATGGACCTGGGTTAGGATTTCTTGGATCAATAACTTTCATTTGTTGGTGTGGACCTGGTATCTGACCTGGTGTGTCAGAAGCATATTTGTCACGCAACTTATCGGTGCCCCAGTTTCCAGCACCACCAACAGGATTTTGTCTACCGTTTGGTGAGAAATCGGAGTAACCTTCTAACATATTTTGGAACCTACGGTCTGCATCACTTAGAACAAACTCTTCAAGTTCTTTTGTAACCATTTCGATCAATTTATTATGAGTTTCTTGTATTACTTTTTCTGTCTGATTAAGGTCTAAATCATTTTTGATTTCAATAACCTTTTCAAACAAAGCATCATATTTGTTGAGGTCTTCCTGTGCTATCATCCACTTATTAAAACGGACATTCTCGGAGATAACACGACCCCGCCCTGCTCTAGCCTCATTTCTTTGTTTAGATACTTCATTACTGGTATTAACAAAGACCATGATGCTGTCATAACCGTGTAGGTCTAGGGCCTCTTTAATAATGGCAATCTTATCGTAGTTTGATGTACCATTGATAACCAGGTTACCTTGCACCTTAGATGCGTGAAAGTTTTCTGCTGATACTTCGGTGAAACCTAGTGGTAGAATGGCCTCTTTGAGGATCTTATCTTTACCGGAACCAGGCGTGCCTGCGAGGATGATAGCTTTATCCTCTTTCACATACTCCATATCAAAATAGGATGGATTGTCACCACCAAAATAACGCATGACCTTGCCGGCCTCGGAGTTGGCCTCGTTCTCAATCTTAGAACCAGTCGCACCTTCTTTAGCAATGTTTTTACCAAGGCGACCATCAAGGTTCTGTTTATGATGTACCAACTCATGAGCTACAGAACGGAAAATATCCATTGGATGTCGGTTCTTGGTGTAAATCATAACTTCTTTAGAATGTGGAGAATATGCCGCAAATGATGGTTGCTTGCCGTCTTTACCATCTTCTTTATACTTGATGGTTGGTTTCTCATCAATGCCGAGATGGGCACATGTGTAGTCAACAAATGATACTAGTTTGTCGTGGAAATCTTGGCGTGAAATCCCTTTTTGTTCTAATAAACTTTCACTCAACTGCTTTCTTGTGGCATTGAATATCTTACGTGCCAATGTTTTATCCTTAGCAGCCGATGCCTTGGCAAAGGTAGCAAAATCGCCTTTACGAACGGCAGCACGTAAGTCTGTACCAGAGATGCCTTGCTTGCGGGCACCAGAAGATACAACTTTGAAATTTTTAAATGGATAATGCTTCTTCGGATCAAAACCTTTAGCAGTTCTAGGCATAACATATTTACCTAACTGAGTTTTAAACTCGTTGACCCGGTCATCACCAACCACAAATGTTACATCTTCATAACCATCATCTGCTAATTTCTTACAGATAGCAAATGCAGTCTTCATAGATGGATCATCAACAAAGTTTACACCAGGAAATATCTGACGTAGAAACGCCATCTTTTCTCTTGGTGCTAGTGGATTTTTTGATGCGTCGTGTGATTGAGAAGTATAGATACGGTGTTCTGCACCAGTTCTGTGTGCTAATTTTACTGCATAGTGGATTAGTTCGGAATGTCCGACTGTCGGAGGATTGTATCTACCAAACGTAAAGACCATTTTCTTAGACATAGATACCTCGCTTTACTCTTTTTGTGATTGTGTTATAGTTACATCCAATAGCGGAGGCAGCCTCTTTATAAGAATTATAGGTAATACCTTCAATAGTCACTTTTTTGTTATGAGATTTATTACCCATTTTTGCTTGTCTAATCTTGTCCTTCGACTCACTACTATGAGTCTTACCTAATCTCGGATCTTCCTGTTTTAATCTCAATTGTCTCAATTTTTCTTTGGTTTCATCGGAGTGGCGACATTCAGATAATTTCTTTTTTGTTTCTTCTGTATGTTTTTTACCCATTTTGGAAAGACTCATCTTTCTTTTTGATTCTTCCGATTGTTTTTTATTATAAAACTTACCATCACCATTATGAAGGTTATAATAATCCTCGTTGAGTTTAGCATTTACGGAACGCAATATAGCAGTTTCCAAAGATAACATATCTTCGTAGATACCTTCTGCTATAATTTGACGGGTGAAATCTTGTGGGCGTAGTGAGTGTTCTTCCAACATTATTTTAGAAGAACATATATAACCATCTTTTATTGTCCCTTTATGGGCACCAATATATAATTTTTTATGTTTATGATCCGTCCAACAATAGACGAAAGAATCTTTTTTCATTTCTCTCCCTCTGCGGGTTGTTTGTTATTTGTCCACCTTTAGTGGTTTAACGGGTTTGGTCGGTTTCATTGGTGTGACCGGTTTAAGAGGTGTTAATGGTTTAGGCGAACCGTTGTATTTCTCACGGTTACGAGCCTCATTAACTACTCTCTTAATGACTGTTATTGGGTTTGTTATTTTTTTCATCTTTTATTTAGTAAATCTTGATGGAACACCAGTTTTTGGATTCACCAAGTATGCCTCGAATGAAATCTCTGGGTGTAGTTTGGCCAACTGTAATAGCATACTAAGGTTACCTTCATGGTCATCCCACATGCGGATCTTGTTGAACTTACCACTGTCGATATACTTACGAATAACAATGGCCTTGGATAATGGTGCTGAGTTACCACCACCAAAGATATTACCAGAACGTTCTACATGCACCTGGTCAATAGGGAATCCATGATCACGGAACTTTTTCAAAAACATTTCTTTGTCAGATAGATCGGCCCTTGCTGTAACAATAATGGTTCTTGAATGTGGACCTTGGTGACCAACGACCAACTGTGCCCGTCTAATCATCTTTTCAATAGGTTCAGCAGCATCATGGAAATGTTTACCAGACCTAAACTCACCAAAATCCAGTTTCTCGCCTGGTTTTGCTTTATAATGTTTTAGTTCTTCGGATGAAAGACGACCAACAACCTTGCCGTCTTTCATAATCTTTGTTTTAGCATTAGGCATAAACAAGGTGTCATCAATATCAAAGATGTTTAATGATCCTTGACCTACTTTTGTTTTACTCTCGGTTAAATATTCGGCGAACTTTTTCATTTTCCCCAATTCTTTGTTGCTAGGAAGTTTGTTCTACTAAACTCCATACGATCAATCAGTTTGACAGCATCACCACCTGTAGACCAAGCGGCCACATATCCTTCTGGTGCTGTCACCCTATAACCACCTTCAGGTGTATGAATGAATGTACCAAGGTCATTTGCTTGATTGAACTTATGGATTAGTATTGTTTTGGCCTGTATCAGCAAGTTTTGTAGTGTAAAGATAGTATTGAGTGATCCAGCATTTTGTCTGAACCAACGAACAATAATATTCTTTTCTTGTGTTCTCTTTGCCTTTGTATCTGCTCTTTTAGCATCTGCTATCTTTTTAGCAAATCTTGCCTCAACAAACTGGACGATTTCATTAACGTGACCGGTACCCATATGTTGACCGGCACGGACCTTCTGGTTGTAATAGGTCATAATAGGTTCACGGTAGATTTCATTAGAAGCAATCTCATTTAACACACGGGAAGGAATGGTTCTGAATATGGAACCTGCACTGGAAAGGATAGATGATAGGTTATCATTTTCCGTTTTTGTTAGTGTTGCTCTTCCTGTCACGTCCATAAATCTATTTGTCCTATACCAAACATTCTTAGAAGGTCTCAGATTGCCTATATTAACATCAAAATGTGTCTGGAGTGTGTCCATTGTCTTTCCATTATAACTGGTATGAAAAACAATACCCATTTGAGCATTACGGACTTGATCTGCCAGTTTAGTTCCTTCTGGAACGGCATAAGTAATAGTATTAGGACGGAATGTAAGATATTTCTTTCCGTCAATTGTTTCCGATTTTAGTTCATTCTTGGAATACATAAAGTCTCCGTGAATGATACCTTTAATACCCAGTTCTGGTAGGTATCTAAGAGCAGTCTCTAACTTGTCTGCTAATCCACCACTGTGATTTCTCCGAATATCAGCAACGGTGTAGTTTAGTTTGGCATTCTTGGCAAAGATGCTTTTAGAACCTACGAAGAACTTGCCGTTCTCAGGGTTGATTCCGGCATACAGAGCGGGCGCACCATCGAACTTAGTTCTTAGAATGAGGCCAGATCGAGACGCCTCAGATATTGTTGTGCCATCATCGGCAAACATATCACGCAATGAAATAAGAAATTTGATTGCGTTTCTGGTACCAGCAACACCACCTTCCAGAACGGCATCTTCAATATGTGTGAGATGACGGTCTTTCTCTGCGGCTGCTTCGGTTAGGTATTGGGAAAGTTTTAACATTCTTAATCACTATACTTTACGAAAACGGAACTGTTTTCTGTTGCTGATGAACCATACTGGAACAACCAGTCGGTAACTTGTTGAGTTTTTTTCTTTTCTTGTAATGTATAAAGATAATGAACACCTAGATACTTGGTTATCCACCAAGTTTCATCTTTCTTTTGTGCAGATTTGGCTTCTGCTAATAGTTCTGCATCTTTTTGTTTTGTACCGGATACGACCTTCCACATTTTAACAAAATCTTTAAAAGTTTTGTCTGTAGGTTTCTTTGCAATAGCCAATGCTTGTGAAGGTTTGAATAATGCGGAATCTGGTATGCCATTATCTTTGGCGGCCTTCATTAACACACCACCACCAATTTTACCGCCTGCGGCAGTTTTACCTTTAATTTCACCTTGCCATGCGCCTGGGTCTGGACGACTAGAGAATGTTCTCAATTGTATTTCGCCGGCCTTACCTTGACTGTTAAACTGGATATAAACGTCTTTGGAGGAAGTCATTGAGGCACCGGTCTTAAATCCTGTGAACTTAGCGGATACCTTTTCACCATTGTTAAATACGGTTTGGTGTGCTGAACCACCGACCTTTAGTTTCTTTAGTGATACACCTATGATTGTGCCCTTATTATAGGACTCAAATAGAAAATTATTCAGTTGACTTAAAGTTTTCCAGTTATCTTCCACTTTGACATTGTTTTTAACAACCCAAATATCTGCTGGATTCCATTTGTTAGCATTGGCAATACCACTGTCTTTTTTTAATCTATTAAAAGCAGGATATACCTTATCAATTATAATACCTCTACCTCTATAAAATTTATATCCACCTTTTTTTAAAAATGGATAATCTCTAAACATCTGATTGGCTATAGTGATAACAGTATAGTAATAGGCCTCATCTAGACCTTTTATGCATTGAGTTAAACTTCTATCACAAGAGGCGGCCGTCACAACTGATGTTTTTAGTTGTGATATATCTGTTAAATCTTTTTTATAATGTTGCCTTGCTGCACAAGCATATGCTTGCAAACTTTCACCTAAGGCAGTGATTTCTGCGCCTGCTCCTGAACCTGCACCTTTGAGTTTTTCTGCTGCCATGGGGGAATCCATAAAACGTTTGTCCTTATTTATCCATAATTGGCAAGTATCAATTCGTTGCGTTTCTGCTGGTTCTTACGGTAGTTTGCACTGTTGTTGTTCATACTATATGTTAGAGCAAACTCATACTGGTTCCAGTCAGGGAACCTATCCATCACCGACTGGTCAGCATTATAAGAGATTGCCATTCTAGGACCATTTAAGTTACATCTCTGAGCAAATAGGTCATGGTCAAACCCTTTATGCATTGCACCTTTCTTGCCATATAGATTAGATTTAATCTCATAAGGTGGATCTAGATAGATGAACATATCATCGTCTATAGTTCCGTCAAGCAATGTCTCATATGATTGATTGGTGATTTTCCAGTTCTTAATCAGTTTGCCATATTCTCTTAGGTTTTTGGCACCCTGTAAAGAAAAGTTACAGACAGAAGCCTGTGCCGAAAAGGTCGAGGACTCTGTAAGACCGGAGAATGAACACTTATTGACAATCCAAAAGTTTATGGCCTTCTCAAAATCGGTAGTCTCTTTATCATGTAATTCTTTCTTGGCCTTGTTAAACAATTCTCTAGCACTATCTTCATTATTATAATTGGTTTTGGTTTCAATTAGTGCATCTGACATTTCATCTCCTCTATCACGGAGATAAATCCAGAAATTATATAAAGGCCAATATAAATCATTAACCCAGAAATTCATATCAGGATTAATCTTTGCCACAGCAATGGCAACAGAACCACCACCGAGGAACGGTTCTCTATACTCTTTACAATTCCTAAGATCGGGAAAATAAGGTAATAACTTGTTTGTTGCCTTGCTCTTGCCACCAGGATATCGTAAAGGTGTTTTCAAATTTTTCATTTATAAAACCTCATAGTTGCCAACATCGTCACAAGTATATATGGTTCTCCGTATACCAAACTCCGCTATGGCCCTCTGACAACCACAACAAGGTTTAGCAAGACCCCAAACAAAATGTTTGTCGCCTGCTTTGGGTTTCTTCACTCTACTAATGTATAACTCACACTTAGCCAAGTCTTCTACTGATATATCACGCAAGGCATCCTTGATGGCATGAACCTCAGCATGTAGAAATATTGCTTCTGGGTTCTTGGCAAACTTTGCTTGGAAGGGATGGGATTTTCTGCGGTTATATCCGACAGATATGATCTTGTTACGATACACGACCGCAGCGGCAAAACGGATATTACTATCATCGTTTGCCTCGGCGATCTTTGCCAGGGTGTGGAGAATACCTTCATTAACTTTTTTCATAATGTATTATATCAGAGTTGGTTTAGGAAATCAACTCTTTTGTCCGAGTGTTGCCTTTAACATCCAACGGTGCTTTCGGTGTGTGGTAATACGGTCTTGAACAAAGTTCTGCCAACCCCATGCCTTTTGCTCTCCAGATAGACGGTAACACTCGTCAAGGCATGTCAATACAGTTTCATTGGCATCATAAAGGTTCTGAAACATTTTGTCTGGTTTAGGAATCTGTGTGTCTTCCTTAATTTCGGATAGTTCCACCATACGTGCCAAGGAACCCGGTGCAAAGTTGTCCATAGCACGGATCTGTTCTGCGATATCATCAACGGAACCGTGTAGTTCTTCATAGAGGTC